GCGGCTACACGCCGGACACGTTCACCACCGATGCCGGCGAACCGGAATTCTAGAAAGGACACCCTCATGGCAAAGAAAAAGGACTCGGGACTTGTTCAGGACGCGCTCATACCCGACGAGATGAGCCCGCTGGGCCTGCTGGACTTCAACAGCTCGTGCGCGAAGATCAAGCAGGCGGCCGTGGACTTCCGCCGCGCGGTCAACCACAAGATGCAGCTCGAAACCAAAGACGCCTACCTCGACAAGTTCCATCAGATCGACCCGTACACCGAGGCCGTGTACGACACGGACGTGCTCGCGCAGCACATCATCGACTGCGCCGAGGTCATCAACCGGCTGCTCACCTATCCGAAGGACGCACGCCGCGCGGTCCTGTACGACAACCTCCACGACAGCCTCGCCACGTTCGAGGAAAGCGCGCCCGACTATCCCGATCTCGACGACGATGCTGACGAGACCGACGGAGGAGAGGCCGTCGATCCGAACACCGGCGAGATCAAGTAACCACACATTGAGAGAGGTTCACCATGACTTGGTTCATGATCGACGACGGCATCTACGACAGCCCGCAATGCGAGGAGCTTCCATTGTCCGCGATTGGCCTGTGGGCTCTCGCCGGCAGCTACGTCGGACGCCAGCTGCGCCACGGCGACTACGACGGGGCCATCACCATGCAGCGCGTCAGGAAGCTCGGCGGCAGCCCGAAGCTCGCCCGCCAGCTCGTGGACGCCGGCCTGTGGCGCGAAACCGAGTCCGACGTGTTCGAGATCGTCGCCGCCAACCCGGACGGCACCATGCTCTGCAAGTACGCGGCCACCAAGGAACTACAGGAAAAACGCGCCCGCGCCGGCCGTGCCGGAGGCAAGGCGTCCGGCCGCTCGAGACGAAGCAAAAACGAAGCAAATGCTTCAGCAGACAGCGAAGCAAACGCGAAGCAAATGCTTCAAACAAACGAAGCAAACGACGAAGCACTTGCCGAAGCAAAAGGTGAAGCAAACGCGAAGCAAACCGGCAAGCAAAAACGAAGCACCCTTACCTATACCTATTCCCATACCGATATAACCTCCCCCAACCCCTCCACGCCGACCCCGACGCCGACACCGGTGTCCGAGTCGGAGCCGGAGCGCACCACCATGGCCGAGCTCGAGGCCAGGATGCTCGAAGACCCATTCGAGACCGCATGGAACGCATACCCACGCCACACCGGCAGCAAAACCGAAGCCGAAAAGGCGTGGAACCTCGCCGTCCAAGGCGTCGACGGCCGACCGCCGGCCGCCCCCAGACAGCTCATCGCCAGTGCCATCGCCTACGCCAAAACCATCGACGAACCCAAATACGCGCCCAACATGAGCCGATGGCTGCGCCAAGGCGCATACATGGACACCATGCCCAGCCGGCCGAAACCCTACCGGCACGCGCTGCCCGACGGCACCGTCATCGACGACCGGTGGATCACCGGCCACATCCGAGACCACGTACCGGCCGGCACCTTCACCGACGCGATGAGAACCGACTTCTGGGCCAGCGTCAAAACCGGCAGCAACCCGGAACAAAAAGCCAAGGAAATCATCAACGAATGCCAACGAAAGGCCCAGAGATGAGCACCAAACCCACCAACGAAACCCGCCGGCAAGTCCTCCACCGCGACGGCTTCAAATGCGCCATCTGCGGCCAGCCCATCGACACCGGCTGGAGCGGGTACAGCATCCACCACCGCAGAATGCGCAGCCAAGGCCACGGCTACGACAACCTGCACGAGCCCGGCAACCTGCTCACCCTGTGCGGCAGCGGCACCACCGGATGCCACGGATGGGTCCACGCCCACCCCGCACGCGCCTACCGGCTCGGCTACCTCGTCCACATGGGCAAAGACCCCGCCACCATCCCCGTCTACTACCGCACCGTCGGCTGGCAGCAGCTCAACGCGGACGGCACCCGCACCCCGGCCGAACCACCCTCGGACCAGCCCGGCTACATCCCCGACATCAAACACCAGAAAGGATCCCGACAATGATCAGCTACCACGAATTCCTGAAACGCAAACGCGACACGGAACCGCCCGACGGCATCGACGTCCCCGAGGGAACGCTCCACCCCCGACTGTTCGACTGGCAGAAACGCATCGTCTCATGGGCGCTCAAGGTAGGCAGAGCCGCGATCTGGGCCGACACCGGACTGGGCAAGACCATGATGCAGCTCGAATGGGCCCGCCGGTTCGACGGGCGCAGGCTCGTCGTCGCCCCGCTGGCCGTATGCGAGCAGACATGCCGCGAAGCCCGCAAGCTCGACCTGACCGCCACCTACGTGAGAACACCCGACGAGATCACAGGCGACGGCGTATGGGTCACGAACTACGAACGCGTCGAATCGTTCCCCGCCGACATGTTCAACGCGGTCGTCCTGGACGAGGCGTCGATCCTCAAACAATCCACCGGCAAGACCCGCACCATGCTGATCAACCACTTCAAACCGGTGCGCCACCGTCTGGCATGCACCGCGACCCCAGCGCCGAACGACCCCGAGGAACTCACCTCGCAGGCCGAATTCCTCGGACACTCCACCCGACAGGAGATCCTCGCCACGTACTTCACGAACAACCTCGGCGCGGACAAGGGCAGCGGATGGCGGCTGAAGGGACACGGCCGAACCGCGTTCATGCGATGGCTCGCCCAATGGGCCATCGCATTGCGCAAACCATCCGACATCGGCGGCAGCGACGCCGGATTCGAACTGCCCGGACTGCACGTGGACGCCGACTACGTACCATACCGGGGATCCGTGCCGGACGGGCAGCTGTTCGCCTCCGACATCGGCGGCGTGGGAGGACGCTCGCGCGTACGCCGCGAAACGCTGGACGCGCGCGTCGCGAAAAGCGTCGAACTCGTCAACCGGCACCCCGACGACCAATGGATCATCTGGTGCGGGCTGAACGACGAGGCCGACCGGCTGGAAAAACTCATCCCCGGCGCGGTGAACGTCAAAGGCAGCATGAGCGCCGAGGACAAGGCCCGGGCGTTCCTCGACTTCGCCGACGGCAACATCCGCGTACTCGTCACTAAAGCCCAGATGGCCGCGTTCGGCCTCAACTGGCAGAACTGCCACCGCATGATCTTCTGCGGCATCAACGACAGCTGGGAATCCTACTACCAGTCGATCCGACGATGCTACCGATTCGGGCAGCGCCACGTCGTGGACGTGCACATCGTCTGCTCCGACCTCGAAAGCGAGATCGCGGCCAACATCCAACGCAAGGAACACGAGGCGACCATGCTCAGCGCCGACCTCGTGGCCACCATGAACGAAACACGCAACTACAGAAAGGCGGCATGACATGATCGACGAAACATACACCACCGACGAGGCCAAGGGCAACGACTGGCAGCTCTGGCTCGGCGACAGCTGCGAGCGCATGGGTGAGATCGAGGCGGATTCGGTCGGGTTGAGTGTGTCGTCGCCGCCGTTCGTGAGTCTGTTCACGTTTTCCGATTCGATCCGTGATCTGTCGAATAACCATAGTGCGGACGTGTTTCATGAGCAGTATGGGTATATCATCCGCGAGTTGTTGCGTGTGACGATGCCGGGGCGGTTGGCGTGTGTGCATTGCACGCAGTTGAGTCGCACGAAGTCGTCGTTCGGGTATGTGGGCACGCATGATTTTCGTGGCGACGTGATCCGTGACTACGAGTCGGCCGGGTGGATCTACCACGGTGAGGTGTGCGTGTGGAAGGATCCGCAGGTTCAGGCGATCCGTACGAAGGCGCAGGGATTGATGTTCACCACGAAGAACAAGGATTCCGCGATGAGTCGTCCCGCGTATGCGGATTACGTGCTTTTGTTCCGCAAGCCGGGCGACAATCCCGTGCCCGTCAAGACGGACGTGACGAACGACGAGTGGATTCAATGGGCTTCCCCGATCTGGTTCGACTACGGGCACGACGAGACGCTTGGATCGGAGCGGCATGTGTGCCCCGTGTGGATGGACATCAAGCAGGGCGACGTGCTGAACGCCCGGCTGGCGAAGGATTCCGATGATGAACGGCATATCTCGCCGTTGCAGCTGGATCTGATCGCCCGTTGCATCCGGTTGTGGTCGAACCGGGGTGAGCTTGTGTTCGATCCGTTCGGAGGGATCGGTTCGACTGTGTACGAGGCCGTCAAGCTCGGCCGGCGCGGCCTGTCGATCGAACTGAAGAAGACGTATTGGGCCACGAGCGTGCGCATCTTGCGTGAGTTGGACGGGCAGATGCACGAATCGATGTTGTTCTGACCCGTCAGCGTCAGGAAAGGAATCCAAGAATGAACACCAGTGTCAGGAACCTCACCGTCGGC